AAGCGTCAGCAACAACAATTACTATTCCTCTAAACTCAGCAGTGGCCTTCCCAATTGGAACATCACTTGATATTCTTCAGACATCAACTGGTCAGGTTACAATTGCAGGCGCAGCAGGAGTTACAGTTAACTCAACACCAGGATTAAAGTTAAGAACCCAATGGTCATCTGCAACTCTTTTCAAGAGAGCAGAAAACACTTGGGTTGTCTACGGCGATCTAACAGCGTAATAAAAATTCAATAAGAAACTAGGAGATACAAAATGGCAGCAGGTAAAAAAGCAGGTAAGAAGTCTCAAGCATCAAATGACTTCTTAGAACCATCAGCACCAACCATTGGTACCGCTACTAACGCAGGATCAGGTAGAGCATTTAATAATGGTTCAGCAACGGTTACTTTTACTTTACCAGAACTTTCTCCTGCAGCAACTTCTTTTACAGCCACTTCAAGTCCAGGCGGATACACAGCAACTGGTGCGAGTTCACCACTTACAGTAACTGGTCTTCAGTCTGCTACTGCATACACATTTACAGTAACAGCAACAAATGCTGCTGGAACTTCTGCTGCATCTTCAGCATCTAATAGCATTACTGCAACAACAGTTCCTGCAACTATGAGTGCTCCAACAGCAACTGCTGGTGTTAATCAAAACTCAATTGCTTTCACAGCACCAGCAACTGGTGGTAGTTCTATCACTCTTTATACCGTAAATGGTTCTGATGGTACTTCTGGAACAGGCGCTACTTCTCCAATTGTTATTGCCGATACCGCTGGAACTGCACAGACATATACAGTTAGAGCAACTAATGTTAATGGACAAGGTATTGCCTCTGCTGCATCTGCATCTGTTACTACGCTGTCTCCGTTCTTCCCACCGTTCTTCCCACCGTTCTTCCCGTTTTTCCCACCATTCTTCCCACCATTCTTCCCGTTCTTCCCACCATTCTTCCCGTTCTTCCCGTTCTTCCCGTTCTTCCCACCGTTCTTCCCACCACCGTTCTTCCCACCGTTCTTCCCACCGTTCTTCCCATACTTCCCATTCATTTAGGAGTAAGAGGTTGTTCGCTTAAAGATTAACTATAAAATAACTTATAGTTATCTTTAAGTTGAATAAAAACAAGGTGTGATATACTTATAATCAGGAACCTAAATAAAGATAAGGGTAAAAATGTCGGTATACGATGAAAATGCAAATCCTTGGTTTACTAAGGACAGATCAGAAACTGCTCTGAACAGATTTACAACAAGGACAATAGGAAATAATATTGTAGTTGAAAATCCAGCATTAGGAATAAATCTATACAGAAATGTTTTTTCAAAAGAAGATTCTGAAAGATACATAAAAACCCTTGAGTCAAATCTTGACGGTAGCAAAAAATATAAATGGTCTGAAGCACAAGTAACAAACTCTAGTGCACCCATTAAAAAAGCAAGGGATTGTGTAGACTTTAGATATAAGCAAGAAAATTTAGGTCCAAGAGATGAAGATAATTCAGAACTAATTGACTTGCACGAAGAAATTTATCAAAAATTAAAGTTTTGTATAGATGACTATGCAGAATACTGGGGAATAAATGTTGTATATTATGAAGCATTTAACTTTGTAAAATATGAAGGAGAAGGAAAGCATTTTAATATACATGCAGATCACGGCCCAGCATATAATTGCACTGTATCTGCTGTAATATATATAAACGATGACTATGAAGGTGGAGAAATAAAATTCCCAAGACTTGACAACTACGTTCATACTCCTAAAATTGGAGATATTCTCCTTTGCCCATCTAATTATATTTATGAGCATGCTTCCTTGCCAATGAAATCGGGAGCAAAGTATTGTGTTGTTGTAATGACCGATATAAATGAATTAGGCCATAAGAAATGAGTACAATATATAATCTTGCTATATTTAAACCATACAAGGCTTGGTTAAACAAAAATAATACTACTTTCCCTGTTCCAACACAAAAAGAAATTCCAGGCTGGTATAAAGATGCTGATAGGTTTTTTAAAATGCCTAACGGGGAATACTATAAAGCATCAAAAGAGGTTTGTCCATTTCCTAAAGAAGGAACTACCGATGATTACGGAAAGATTCCTACATGGAAAGCCTGTCCTGCAATTATGGATGCTTTCTCAACTGGATATATTTTTAGAACTCCCTGTGATTTAACATTTACTAAAAATAGTTCAGGGTATTTGGATGTTAAGGTTGAAAACCCAATGTATGCAGAATTTTGTATACCAAGACCACCAATGCCAATGTTTGAGCATCCCAAAGGATACTACAAACACCACTTTGCTTGGATGGCAGACTGGGGAATGAAACTACCAGAAGGCTATAGCGCTTTGTTTATGACACCAATGAATAGATTTGATCTTCCATTTATGAATACAACTGGTGTTGTTGATTCTGATAAAGTTCACCTTCTTGGCAGTTTCCCATTTTTTATTGCAGATGGTTGGGAAGGAACACTCCCAGCAGGAACTCCATACCTACAAATTCTTCCATTTAAAAGAGAAAATTGGGAGCATAAAATAGAAGATCTGGATCAAGCCAGTGCATACAATGAATTAATAGAAAATAGAAAGTTTTATAGACAGCCTGACGGCGGGGTATATAAGAGTAAAGTATGGTCAAGAAGAGAATATAGATAAGGAATATATCATGCAAACATGGACAGAAAAAATTGACTTAGGTAACGGAATAAGATGTTATCGAGGAGTAATAAAAAAAGAATTTGATGTAATAAATAGACTTGAGAGTACCCTTGGATCAGTTGCTGGTTATGGAGAATTGTCTGAAGAAGGAAACAGATATCACTGGATGCCAGCATATGTAGGATATCAGCAGTTAATGCCAGAGTACAGAGACTGTGTTGACTTTAAGTTTAAAAAAACAGATATAGAACAAGATACCAGCGAAGCATCTTTAAAGTTACAGCATATTTGGCAAGATGTATATGATGCTCAGTACGCAGCGGTTGAAGACTATAGAAGAGACTTTAATATTATGGAACTAAAGTACTGGGAAGCATTTAATTTTATTAAATATGGACCAGGACAACACTTTAAGGAACATCACGATCATGGATACTCTTATAACTGTACAGTATCTCTTGTTGCTTATATCAATGATGATTATGAAGGTGGCGAATTATACTTTAGATTACAAAATTTAAATATAAAGCCACAGGCTGGAGATCTTTATATCTTTCCTTCTAACTTTATGTATCCTCATCAAGCAATGCCAGTTCACTCTGGAACAAAATATTCTATTGTTACAATGTTAGATTACAGCAAAAAGTTTCACACCCCAGATATGTATGATTCAAAATGGGACAATGAATAGTGTTTAAAATATCGGCTGAAAAGTCTCATGGTGCTTTATTTAATATTGCTCCAATGTCTATAAAAAGAGATTGGATGGACGCAACTTCTGAAGGTCACGCTTATAGATGTTTTCCAGTAACACAGTCAAATGTGGTTGGATGGAGTCTTTCCTGTATTGAAGATATAGAGTTTATTTGGGATGGTATAAATGATCAAACTCAAAACCATATTGAAATAATTAAAGCACCAGAAGGATCATATGCTGGAAGAGGACAATCATCCATAAGTTTCCATACTGGTTTGGTGTTTAAAACCGAAAAAGATGTTAGTATGTTAACAATCAATCCAGTAAACTATTTCAGTAATGATTTTGAAACAATGTCTAATGTTATTAGCACATCTTTTTATGACAATCCACTTCCACTAGCAATTAAAGCAAAAAAAGCAAACGAAAAAATAACTATTAAAGCAGGCACACCTGTTGCAACTATTATTCCAATATCTTTAACACAATTAAATAATACAAAAATCAGTATTGTTGATTATAAAGATGAGAATGGGAAAAGAGTAGAGGCAAACATGTCTTATGGAAAGGCATCACAAGAAGTAAACTCATCAGGAAATTGGACAGACTGGTATAGAGATGCTGTTAATGAAAATCAAGAATCTTTAGGATCTCATGAAGTAAAAACTTTAAAACTTAGCGTAGAAGATCAAACAAGTCAGGGTAGATAATGAATGAACTAAAGCCAGAACACGCAGACATTGTTAATGATTATGTTATCAATGCCAAAGATGGAAAAGTTGGTCATTATATGATAACCGTATCAAGAGATGGAGAATCACCCGTAAGATCTATCATATCTTTTGATAACTTAGATCAGGCTTTAGAAGGTTATGAAATGTATCAGGATGCTGGTTTTGCAAAAGATTATCTTACGGTTTCTATGTATGAGCCATCTGGAAAGATCAATACAAAGGTTTTAAAAAGGAATCATGCTGGAGACCCATCTTTTGTAAGACAAAACTATATTGATACAGTTGATGCTTTGCACAAGGTTAAAGATAAATTAAATAAAGAAGATTATGAAGAATTGTGTATTAAAATTGTTACTTCATTTGCAAAAGACAATTGGAGATTTAGTGCAGACAGATTTTTAAAACAACTAGAGATAGAAAGGAACTTATAGGGCAAAACCCTATGATATAATTCAATTATGGACAAAATAGATGCTTCCGTTGTAGTTAGAAAACCGTCACTAACACCTTCTGGCTGGTTTGGAAACAGCAAAGATATGATCGTCGAGTTAGAAAATTTTATGACTCAAGAAGAAATAGACTTTTTAGAAAAGGCTGCAAAGTCTTTAACTATCTGGGATGTAACACAAAGTCACGTCAATGAAAATGGAACAGTAGTATATGATTCAGGGTATTGGAAAGATAGGGTTGCAACTCAGCAAACCTTAGATAAAAATGACCCATCAATATCTCCAATAATTAATGGGCTATTTAAAAGACTAAGGCCAATCATTGAAGAGTTTTATAAAGTAGAAGTTATTCCAACAGGGGCAACCATTGTTAAATGGCTTCCAGGACAACTTCAAAGACCTCACGCAGATAAAGAATTGCACGAAGGGCCTGATGCAGGATTACCAAATGATTTCCCTCACTATGATCTTTCAAGTTTGTTTTATTTAAATGATGATTATGAAGGTGGAGAGTTGTATTTTCCTTTACAAGGGGTACAGTTTAAACCTAAAAAGGGTGCTGCCTACTTTTTCCCAGGTGATAAAAACTATGTACACGGAGTAACTGAGATTACAAGTGGTTTAAGATTTACTTGCCCATTTTTTTGGGAGATAACAAAGCATACGGGAGAAAGGCAACCCTAACATGGCAGATAAATATCTTGAAGCAATAGAAATATATCCTAATGTTCTTGTTTACAAAAACATGTTTAAAGACATATCAAAATCTTACAAGGTTCTAACAGATTCTTTATTAGAAACAGAAGACAGACTTTTTACTCCTTGGTCAAAGTGGTCTATTTTTGGAGAGTATATGGCCCCGATACTTCCTGAGTTTGATCTGTCAGACAAATATGGAAATGTAAAAAATCTAAAAACAAAAACACAAACTCAAGAAGATCAAAAAAATTTTGGTATAGAAATGATGGAAAATTTTCATTTGGTTACAGAAGATTATATTAAAAGACATAATATTGATGTAGATCTAAACGAAACATCTTTAGACGAAAATGGAAATTCTATTCCAACTTGGAGATGGACAGGTGGAACAGTAGGGTATTATCATGTAACTGAGAAAGATGCTTTGGAGCACGAAAGATATGGAATGAGATATCATTCAGATTACCAACCAGAAAGAGGTTCTGCTCCAGGATATAATTTTGTTATAACGTGCACAATATATTTTAATGATAACTACGAGGGTGGAGAAATTGATTTTGCAATGGGAGATAAACTTGTAAAGTATAAGCCAGAAGCGGGAGATCTTTTAGTTTTTCCATCAGGGCACCCAGATTATCTGACAGAAGAAGGTAAGCCATATCTACACGCAGTAATGCCATCATATAATAAAAATAAATTTTTAGCAAGAATGTATTGGCAAAAATATCAAAAAGGAACAGATGACTGGTATGCAAAAGAAAAAGAGTTTGGTAAAGAGGTTTGGGCTAGTATGCAACCAGAATTAGAGAAAAAATTTAGAGATGAACACCCTCAAAGAACGGCTATAGAAAATGGAGTAAGAATATCATGAATTTAAATAACAAAAAAAGACTAACAAAAGATATAGTTGTTTATGAAAATTTTATAAGTGAAGAAGATTGTAAAAAAATGATTCAAGCCTTAGATGCTCAAGCAAATAATGGTGCAATGTCTTGGATGCCTATTTCATTCTATGAGTCCTACTCTTCAGTATTACCAAAAGATAATGATCAAGAACTGCTTGATGCTGGACTACCTCCAACCATATTTTCAGATATTGAAAAAACAATGCCAGAAGCAATTGCCTCAGTACACGACCTTGACCCAAAAACAATTTGCAAGATTGGATATCACACACAAAAGTGGGAGCCAGGAGCATATGCAAGAGTGCACTCAGACAATACAGATGCTGAAGGAAAGTCTGGAGCATTTACAAGAAGTCGTTATGCAGGCTTTTTATACCTTAATGATAACTTTGAAGGAGGACTTCTTAAGTTTCCAAGTCAAGATTTAGAAATTCAACCGAAGGTTGGAATGCTTGCCGTATTTGACGGGGGATTTAGTAATATGCACGAAGTAACATTAATTGAAAGCGGAGTAAGATATACAATAGGATCTTTCTGGGATGACAGAGAAGAAGATGCATACCCACAAGAATTAAGAGATGCCTGGGCAGCAGAGATGAAAGAGACCAGAGCAAAGCAAGAAATTGAAAGAGCAGAGTGGCAAGAGTTGCTTAAGCAAGGTTGGAAATTAGATAAAGAAGGCAATAAATATAGATCTGAGGATATTTCAAATGATTGAAAAATTTAAAAAAAATCTTAAAGATAATAATCTTGAATTTGAAGAAGTTACGGAAGAAATTTTTTGGATTAAAAATTTTCTTACAAAAGATGAATTGTCTTTTGTATTAGAAACAATAGATAAAGCATCTCAATCAGATTGGGAAGTAGAGTATATGGGAAATTTAAAAAATTTTTGTATGAAAAAGTTTGGCAGAGATGATGTTGATAATCTTGTTGCTGAAGGTAAATTTGAAATCACACAAAATTGGGTAGACAAAAATTTAAGTATCCAGCATCATAAAGAATATAAGGTTTTTTATGATAGAATGTCAAAAATTATTACAGACTCAGATCCATTATTAATTTTAAGTGGGCTTGCAACAATTCAAAGAATGCAGCCTGGAGTTGAGTTAAAGGCTCATACAGACCAGCGTACAGACCCATCTATTCGATATGCTACAATTATATATATAAATGATGAATATGTAGATGGAGAACTTTTTTTTCCAAACTTAGATATTTCGTTAAGGCCAAAACCAGGAGATCTTTTGTTTTTTCCAGGTGATGAAAAACATGAGCATGGAGTAAGACATGTAGGACAAGGCCCAATAAGGTATGTTATTGTGGGATTTGTTAAAGAAAAAGATCACTACGTAAGAAATAGGTACTAAGGAGAAATAAATGGAAAAAGAGATATTAGACCCAAAGGTTTACTACTATACAGATGCTATAGAAGATTTTGATAAATTTCAAAGCATACTAAAAGAATTAGATTCTTTAGAGGCAAATGATGAGTTTAACGTAAATGTTTGGAATCCTTGGACATCCTCTAATGACAAAAGTTTTATTTATGGAGAAACAAAAACATTTGACATTAATGCAATAAACAAAATTGATGGAGATGTAAAAGAAAAAAGTAAATATATTTATAATTCAATAATGGATACACTTTACAATGTTTGTAAAGACTATGCTACATCTCTTGGAGATTTTGACGAGCCAAGACTTTTTCCAACTTTTAACATAAAAAAATATAATACTGGAATGGGAATGGGCGCACATTTTGATCAATTAGATGGAGATAAAACTTTAAGGTATTCTCTTGTAATGTATTTAAATGATGACTGCGAAGGTGGAGAAATATCTTTTCAGTTAAAAGATTATAATGGTGGATGGACAAGCGCTGATGGGTTTTCAAAAGGATCAGCACCAGCCATAGATTTGGATTATGACATATCTGTAGCCAAAGGAGCAATTGATTTTGGACTAAAACCAAAAGCAAATAGCGTTATTATATTCCCAGCATATCCTCCATATTTTCATACAGCACATATTGTAAAGTCTGGGTTTAAATATATGATTCCTGGACACTGGATTCATAACGAGATGAATTTTCTTAATTCTCAAGGTATGTAATGAAGCCAGCAATTTTTGCAGGTGTAAGTACAAAAGATTCTCTAAGTATACTAAAGAAAAGGTTGTTTAAATAATGCATAACATAACACAGCAAGAGCAGTTCGTAATTGATATTTTAAATAAAAAGAAAAATGGATATTATGTAGAGTTAGGTGCAGCACATTATAGTAATGGAAATAACACTTTTTTATTGGAGCAAGACTATGACTGGACGGGAGTATCCTTTGAAGTAATTGATTCTATGAGAGATGATTTTAATGCAAATAGAAAAAATCCGTGTATGGGTGATGCTCTTGCTTTCAACTATATAGATTACTTTGAAAAAAATAACTTTCCAAAACAAATTGATTACCTACAATTAGACATAGATGCTGGCTATGACAATTACGGAAGACCAGTAGGAAATAGTCACTGGACGCTTCAAGGACTAATAGCAGTTCCACTAAACACATACAGATTTACTTTAATTACTTTTGAGCACGATGCAAATATGTATTGGAGAAACGAATCAGTTAGAGATGCACAAAGAGAGATTTTAGATTCTTTAGGATACTCATTAGTTCATAGATCATTCCATGAAGATTGGTGGGTTGATTCAAGAGTTATTGGGCATGGAGAATACAGAGATTATTTACACTGGCAAACTTTATAAAACTAACTATAAACCATAACTTTAGGGGAGAGTTTTGCTTTTTATAAAACTCTGCTATACTTAAGACTATTCCGTTTTTGAAAGGACGATACACATGTCAGATTTTTTTAGTTTTAAACTTCCAGAGGACTTCGTAGAAAAGTATAAATCTCAAGAAAGCCCATTCGGTTTTAAGGATGCAGCAGAAAATTCACTTGGAGAAATTACTTTTATTCGTACATATTCTCGTATGAAAGAAGATGGAACTAAGGAAAGATGGCACGAAGTTTGTCGTCGTGTAATTGAGGGTATGTATTCAGTACAAAAGAATCACGCTAAAGAAAACCGTTTACCTTGGAATGACTACAAGGCTCAGAAATCTGCACAAGAAGCATTTCAAAGAATGTTTGAATTAAAGTGGACCCCACCAGGTCGCGGTATGTGGGCATTTGGAACTCCTATGACTATGGAGAAGAAGAACTCAGCAGCACTACAAAACTGTGCAATGGTATCTACAAAGGACCTTGACAAGAATGATCCAGGAGCCCTGTTTGCTTGGGTTATGGATGCATTGATGCTTGGCATTGGTGTAGGGTTTGATACAGTGGGACAGGATAAGAATTTCTCAATCTATGCCCCAACAGAACCAGAACAGGTGTTCGAAATTCCAGACACCCGTGAAGGCTGGGTAGAGTCTGTAAGACTTTTGATTAACTCATATCTTAGAGCAAACCAGAGTATTCAGAAGTTTAACTATGATTTGATCAGACCTCTTGGAGCCCCTATTAAGGGCTTTGGAGGCGTTGCATCAGGACCTGCACCTCTTATCAAGTTGCACGACCAGATAGACCGTGTAATCGGCTCCAGAGGCGGAGAAACACTAGATTCTCGTGCCATCGTAGACTTGGTAAACCTTATTGGTACCTGTGTGGTATCGGGCAATGTTCGTAGATCAGCAACTCTTGCTTTAGGTAATGCAGGGGACGAAACATTTATGAATCTAAAGAATTCAGAAATATTCCCAGAACGCAATTCATTTGATCCAGAAAATCCAGGTTGGGCTTGGATGTCTAACAATTCTATTTCAGCAGAAGTAGGAACAAAGTACGAAGACTATGTAGATTTAATTACTGAAAATGGAGAACCAGGTTTTATCTGGCTTGATGTTGCTCGTAATTATGGCAGACTAAAGGATGCGCCAGATGGAAAAGACTATCGTGTGATGGGCTTTAATCCTTGTGCGGAGCAGCCATTAGAGTCATACGAATTATGTACACTTGTAGAAGTGCACTTGAATCGTCATGAATCTAAGGAAGACTTCCTGCGTACCCTGAAGTTTGCATACCTTTACGGAAAGACTGTAACACTTGTTCCAACACACTGGCCACAAACAAATGGTATTATGCAACGTAATCGTCGCATTGGTACTTCACTTACTGGTATTGCATCGTTTGCAGATCAAAAAGGTTTGCCAATTGTTCGTGAGTGGATGGATGAAGGATACAACAAGATCCGTCACTATGATCATCAGTATTCAGAATGGCTATGTGTTCGTGAATCAATTCGTGTAACAACAGTTAAGCCATCAGGGTCAGTTTCAATTCTTTCTGGTGCAACTCCTGGAGTTCACTGGGGACCTGGAGGAAACTTCTTCCTTCGTGCAGTTCGATTTGGAACTACAGATCCAATGATTCATTTATTTAAAGCAGCGGGGTACACAATTGAAGACGATGTTGTATCAGCAAACACATCAGTAGTTTACTTCCCAATCAAGTCAGGTCATCCAAGATCTGAAAAGGATGTAACACTATTTGAAAAGATTGCACTTGCTGCAACTGCTCAAAAGTACTGGTCTGATAATGGAGTTTCTGTAACACTTTCATTTGACAAAGAAACAGAGTCAAAGCATGTTGTTCCAGCACTTCACATGTACGAGGGACAACTAAAGGCAGTTTCATTCCTACCAATGGGAAATACTGTTTATCCTCAGCAGCCTTATACTCAGATTACTGAAGAGCAATATGAGTCATATATTGGCAAACTAAAGCACATTGATTTTGGTGCTATTTATGATGGAGCAGAAAATCTTGAGGCTCAAGGAGAGATGTACTGCACAACAGACTACTGTGAAATTAAAATAAACAAGTAGCCTTCTGTGGTAAAATAGACTTATAATGTCTAACCCATCAAACCTCTATGCGGAAAAAATATATGCAGAACATCCAATCGCTTTGTGGGCTTTGGATGACAAGGCTGACTACATAAGTTTGATAGATGAGGCTGGCAGGGATATCACCACTTGGGATATTGATAATGGATCTGCAAGTGTTTATTCTTTATCAGATGAACCATTTCCAGATAGTCAAACAACAAAAATTACTGGGGATTTAACAAATGATGCCTTTAGTCAGATAACTTGTATAAGTAATGACATTGCTAATTTTTCAACCTTAAACCAAGCCCTGTCAACATTTTCTGTGGGAGCATTTTTTAATTCTTTAAGTGCTTATGCCTCTAGTTTTGAAATTGGCTATGAGTATTTTGACACCACTTCTGGAAGTAAAATAGAAAAATTAAAGTCTTACACAACATCCATTCAAGACAGATGGTTTTTTATATCAGAGACGTTTGATATTCCACAAGACAACACACAGTTTAGGGTTGTTATAAAAATTAACTATCTTGGCGGAGCACTTAATGAAGAAGACTATGAATTTTTGGTAAATGGAATTACTGTTGGACAATGGTCTGAGGAGTTTAATTCATCCTCTCTTGGTGTTCAACAAATTTCTCTTCCTTCAACTATTGATCTACCTGCGTCTTTTGCAATTGAAGCAAATGCATATGGTCTTGAAGAAAACAAAGGCTACTATATGGTTAAAGATAATAGCCTTATGGCAAAGAACACAGGCATTCCACTTGTATACGGAGCATCAAACTTAACAAAACTTTTGCCAAATACAGATATGCCATCTGTTATTATTCCAGGTCTTGGGTTTTTATCTGAGGCTGGTCAGTATAAAGATTACACC